AAGGGCTTAAAAGAAAAACATAAAAATCTTCTGGAGAAGATTGTTCGAGCTAAGGAGTTTTTGCTTAAGGCGACTTTGGATAAGTACATTTATGGAAACTCTTTCACTTCTATGTACCAACCGTTTGTTCGGAATTTGATTTGTCCTAGGTGCCACAAACCCTCGAACATAAAACACGTCGATTATTCTTTTAATGTTCAAACTTTCACATTTTCTTATAAATGTTTAAGTTGTGATCAATCCGTGGTTGCGGGGGAAAAAAATGTAGAAGATAGAAAATTGATGCTGGTTAAAGACATCAACTTCATTCGGTGGGACCCCAAATGCATGGATATCGAGCATAACTTATTCACCGGAGAGTCCGTATATTACTATACCATCCCCGCCGATACTGCAGCACAAGTTCGTCGCGGGGATAAACATATTATTAATTCGACGCCTTTGGGTTTTCTAAAAGCTGTTAAAGAGCATCGTCCTTTTAAGTTCGCGCCCGAAGCTATTTTCCACATGAAATTCAGCGCTCCCGCTGGGGTTAATCCGCAGTGGGGTCTACCGCCCCTTCTCCCAGCTTTGGACCGTTTCTTTTATACGCAAGTATTGCGGAAGGCTAATGAAGCTATAGCTCTCGAGCACCTCGTTCCATTCAGAATTGTTTCGCCTGCGGCAGGTTCGGGTAATGGAGATCCGATTCAATCTATTAATCTGAGTCGGTGGGTAGAGAAGATGCGGGAGAACGTACAAGCCTGGCGTAAAGACCCACTACATATTATGTACGCCCCCATCCCGATTCAAGTTTCTCAGCTGAATGGACAGGGGCGCGCGTTACTCACGTTGGGTGAGGTTCAAGAAGCAGAGAAATCTTTGGTGGCTGCTCTCGGAATTCCTCTTGAGTTTTTGTATGGCGGTCTGACTGGACAGGGCATGGAAGCTACCTTGCGCATGATAGATAATCAGCTTGCTGTTCATACGAGTGACTTGACTGACCTTCTTCAGTGGGTAGATGATTCTTGCAGTAAATTCCTTGGTTGGGATTCTATCCCGATGGGTTTGATTCCTTCGAGAATGGTGGATGACTCTGAGCGTAGAAACGCGGTTATGCAGCTTTGGCAGGTAGGGGTGCAAACTGGTAGTCCAACGGTTTCCACAACCACTATTGCCGAACTTAATGACATCGACCTCGATAAAGAATCAGGGAGAATTAAAGAAGAGTCTTTGCAACGTACTCGGCGTGACCAAGAAATCCAGCAAGAGAGTGCGAAGATTACTAACACTATGGCTCAGCAGGTGCAGCGTGAAGTTGGAGCTAACGGCGCACAGAGTTATGACCAGCAGCAAGTAATTGCTAATGCGGATAATCTGGTTCAGCAATATTTACAGATGGATCCCTCGACTCGTAGAAGTCAATTGCATCAGCTGCAGATGGAAGATTATGTTTTATACTCGGTAGTTATTCAGCGTTTAGAACAACAAGAAACTGTAACAAGACAACAAGCTACAGTGCAGAGTGGAGGGTAAATGCCAACTTTCGTAGACCTGCTTAACGACTCTCAATCCAGCAGAATCCAAGAGCCCACGATGGGTTTGGATAATGCTTCTATGTTTTTACCCGAAGCAGCTAGCGCAGTTCGAGGAAAACAAACATCTTTCGGACAAGGTCTTAACTGCGATGGGCACTCCAAGGTTTTTATGCTGTGGAAACCTTGGACGAAATGTTATCGCTGTATGAAAGCAGTTGAGCACGGAGAGATAGTCCCCCCGGAAATAGGGGACTACGCATGTCCACATACTATGAATAAAGAATTTGAGGACTTGTTAAATCAGGGTCTTCAAGGAAATGTTCTTTTTCAAACGCAAGAATATTTTAATCTGCAGAATGGCGAGCGGTGCTGCCACATGGTTTGGCTGTCGTTAAACTCTAACGCGAATGCTCTCGCAGCTAAAAAACAAGAAGTCGCCGAAACGTTCTCACCGTTGCACTCTACGTTGATTGCGGAGCAGAAAGAATTGGCTGAAAAAGAGCTGGAGCGGAAAGAGCTGGAGCAGCAAAAAGAAGCCCTGGAGGCTTCTGAGGAAGAAGAAATTGGTTGATTCCGCCTCCAGGGCGCAGCGCTACTTAAGCAGTAACGCCGCAAGGATCAACGCAATTTGGATGACCATGACATGTCTCCTTTCGAAGAATGTTGAGGTCTCCTCTCCATATTCTTTTACCAAAAATAGGTGCTGGATATGAATTTAAAACCCATCCTCCAAAGTCCGTCGGATAAGCGTGAACGTATCCGAAATAAGATAGTGGAAGGCCTTACAGAGTCCTTCCCTATTACAGCCCGTAATAAAATCATCGAGGTTACGGACGTAGCTTTTACTCATCGGGATTACACCTCCCGAGAGCAGAAGGCTGCTATTTTACAGGGCGATTCTTTATTCGAGACTGTGAAGGGTACGGTAAAAATCAAAGACGCCAAGTCCGGGGCTGTTTTAGATGAGGCCAAAGATTTCACGCTGGCTCGTGTTCCTTGGTTTACTCCACGACATACTCTGGTAGTGGGTGGTAACGAATATTCGATTGCTAATATGGTACGTCCGAAGCCTGGAGTGTATGCGCGTAAACGGGCGAATGGGATTCTTGAAGCAAGTTTTAATACCGTCGGTACTTCGAACTTTAGCGTGACTATGGATCCTGAAAAGGGTGAACCGGAATTAGAGTACGGGTCTTCACGCATTCCTCTTTATACGGTTCTTCGAGCTTCAGGTATTACACATGATGCTATTGCGAAGAAGTGGGGAACTGCTTTGGCTGACGAGAATCGACAAAAGCTGGAAAAACATCTTCCACAACACGTTGATAAGCTCTATCGGAAAGTTGTTCCCGCCTATGCCGTTTTACCAGACCTGACTATTGACGATAAGATGGCAGAGGTTATTAAGCGCTATGGAAATGCAAAGATGGACCCCCAGGTTAACGAGAAAACCTTGGGTAAAGCCTATGGGCATGTTACCCCCGAGAGTATTCTCGACGCTTCAGCAAAGGTCCTAAATATCTTCCGTAATCCAGAAGACGTAGATGACCGAGATAACCTGGATTTTAAAACCTTACATTCCGTCGAGGACTTTTTTAAAGAGCGGATTAAATTGGATGCTCGAGATATCGGGCGTAAAGCTGCTATTAAAATAGAGACAACGCCTACGGTGCGTAGGGCTATGGCTCCCGGGGCCTTTACCGCGGGGTTAGTGAAGTTCATCACGGGATCTCAATTGGCTGCTGTGCCCACCCAGACGAATCCTATGGAGCTCATCGATGCGGCTGTCCGTGTTACTTCTTTAGGAGAAGGCGGTATCAGTTCAGAGCGGGCTATTCCGATGGAAGCACGCATGATTCACCCAACTCAAATAGGAGCTTTGGACCCAGTACGTACCCCAGAGTCTTTTAGAGCCGGGGTGGATGTACGAGCAGCTCTAGCCGCGCATTCGGACAAAGACGGGAACATCCATGTACCGATGATTGATATCGCTACGGGAAAACACAAGTACATCCGGGCAGGAGAAATCGCTCATTCCATTGTTGCTTTTCCTCAGCAGAAAATGCACGGGAAAGTTTCTGCTCTGGTTAACGGGAAGATAGCGACCGTAGACGCGCGCAAAGTAAAATACCAGATTCCCCATTCTTCCGTAATGTACGGCCCAACGTCGAACTTGATTCCCTTTATGGAGTCCCTTCAGGGTAACCGACAGTTGATGGGGTCTAAGCATCAAACACAAGCTATCTCGTTGGTTGACCGTGAAGCACCTTACGTCCAGGTAATGTCCCCCAGCGGAAAATCTTTTGAGCATCTTATGGCAACAGTTGTTAATCCAACTTCTCCGGTAGCGGGTACTGTAGAGAAGGTCGACGAGGATTATATTTATATTCGACCTCATTCAAAAACGGCAGCGAAGAAAAACAAAGACGATGACCTGGTTAGGGTTTCTTACGATACATATTTGCCCATGGCGGCTAAGACTTATCTCCACCACGACGTTACCGTCAAAGCTGGGGATTCTGTAAAAGCTGGAGAAATAATGGCTGAGTCTAATTTCACGAAAGATAAGACTCTGGCTTTAGGTAAGAATTTATCTGTGGCGTATATGCCTTATTACGGAGCCAATTCTAATGACGCAGTAGTTATTAGTTCTGGTGCCGCTAATAAGCTCACGTCAGAACGTCTATATAAGATTGTGCTTCCTCGGGATAAGGACATGGTTTTCGACAGCACTAAACACAAGACTTATTACGGCCATACCTACGGCCATGATTATTACAAGTCGGTAGATAATGAAGGGGTGGTTAAGCCCGGGGCGATGATTAATAGCGGGGAGCCCGTTGTGTTCGGTTTGCGAAAATCTACCCTGACTTCGGACGATATTCTTTTGGGTCGGTTACACAAGTCTTTGGTTAAGCCTTTTAGGGATGCAACCCAGACTTGGGACCATGACCATCAGGGTGAAGTTATTGATGTCGTAAAAACTCCAAAGAGAATAGCCATTACGA